CCTTCTTACTCAAATAACAAATATTAATTTACATCAATTTGTGTACCTTGACTTTCTGCATTGTAAGCTGCTGTAGTTATAAAGTCTGGTGCTTCTGTTTCTTGTGAAACAAACGTTAGGGAGTAACCATAAAGGTCGCCCATCGCTGCACCATTTGAGAAAGTACCTGTTGTCAATTCGCATCCGTGATCTTTACCCACTAATCTAAAATTGCCATTATAATCTTCTACTATAATGTGAGGTCTTGATACTGCTAGTAATTTAATTTCTGCTTGAGTTTTCTCTTCTTGGAAGATTAAGTTCATAACTACTGATGTTTCATAGAATGTTGTACCATTCTCTCTTGATGATGTTACAGTAGTATCCATTGTAGAGTTTCCTTTTATATCAAACTTCATAAATGTAGGTGATCCACCAAAATCTGTAATCATTTCATTTGCAATAGTTAAAGCACCTAATGTACCGAAATCTGCAAACGTAATAGACTTTAATCCACCTACCCCTGATTTACAAGGTAACTCTCTTCCTTTTGTTAAGTTACAAGCCATAATTTTTAATTTTTATAAAAAAAGGTAAGTAGGCACATACCCACCTACCTTCTTTATGTTAAACAATATTAAGAGTATAATACGATATCTGATCCGATTCCGTGTTGTACTCCTGCACTTCCTCTCAAAACAACTCTTACGTTTTGTGAACCATCAATGTCAGCCATATCAATTAACTTAACTTCTTGCCAGTCGTTTAATAGACCTGTTCCGAAGAATAAGTTAGATGATTCTGCTGCAACTATTTTATTTGCACCTAAACCTGATGCAGTAAATAGTTCAATACCTTGAAAGTTCATCTCTGTTTTTCCTACGTTATAAAGTTCTCTATAACCTAATGCTGCTTGTGCTTGAATATAAAACTTAGCTGCACTTGTAGGAATATAGATTTTTAAATCTTCTTTATTGTAAACTCCACTTGGAATAGCATCAACTACTTTTCCTAATTCAGCAATAATATTTGCTGCTGAAAGTGTTGTACCTGAAACATCAACAACATCGCCATCTGCTGCTAGTAGTGCTTGAAATCCATCAAACTCTCCTGCGTTTGCAGTAGCACCTTGCCAAATGTTTTGTTCTACTTTCTCAGCAACTTTTGCTGCAACTTGTGCAATTAAGAAATCAGAGAATTTTCTTGGAAGATTGTCATATTGGCTAAAGCCCATTGATGCAGATTCCCAATCTTGTCTAAAATCTTTTTTACAAAGCTGTAAGTTTACTTGAAACTCCTCTGGTTGTAATATTCTTTCTGTTAATGTTACATTTGAAGTTGGATCAAAGTCGCAAGAAGCATCTTTTAAAATGCTATCTAACGCAAGTTTTTTGATAACTTCCTTAAATTTAATATTGGGTTTAATTGAAACCCCTCCTTGTGATAACGTTACACCACTCAGTAAAGCTGCTGCGATATATTCACCAGCGAACTCACCTGCGTATGAAGTTGTTATACTTGTTGTAGTAGCCATATCTTTTTTTATTTATTTAATTATTATAATTCTCCAACTGAAATTGATGAAGCTGCATTACCATTTCCAAATACGAAATAGCTAGTGCCGTCAGAGTGAATTTCAATAAAATCACCAACGCTTTCTGCATCATCTTCAAATGTTACCCTATCTACTGCATCTGCTTCAACGATTGCTCCATTTACAATCACTCCACCATTAATAGTATCTCTATTACTAGCTGGAGATTGTACAACGAAGTCAGTTGAAAATGCTGCTGATACAATAAATTTTGCTTTCCACCCAGCACTCGGTGCAGGTAGTGTTACTGTATATCCTGTTCCAGAAATTTTAAAAACTTTTCCTGAATCTGATAAATTTAATGAGCCACTTGCTGAAACTAATTCATAGTCATCAAATATTCTCATTACATCATCGCTTATGTGTTCTAATACTGCCATAATTATTTATATTTATTTATTTACTATTTGTTCCATTACCCTATCCAATGTGGATAATCTTCTGTTTTGTGCAAACTTGAAACCTTTATTAGATTTTTCTTGCTCTGGACTATGTTTTAATGGTGCAGCAGCAGGTTTAGATAACTCTTCTTTAAGAGCTTCTTTTGCTTCTGCTTCACTATTTAAAACTTCTGTTACTGCTAAAGAAACTTTTTCTTGTACATCACTTGACATCTCTTCTTTTTCTTTGTCTTTATGATCCATCATTTTATTGATATGCTCTTTTAAGTCATCCATCTCTTTACGAAACTCCTCTCTAGTAACATATCTAGCATCTACTTTTTCTTCATCTTCTTTTTCATCTTCTTCGTGTTCAGCATTTTTGATTTCTTTAATCATACCTTCTTCTTCAATAACAAGAACTCTAGCATCTTCTAGTTCGTACTCACCGACTGGTAGAGCAACTTTTTCATCTTCAGTTTTAATAAAAACTTCTTTACCTGATTCAAAAACTTCTGCTTCCAAAACAGTTCCATTCTCTAGTTTGAGTTCTGCTAATTGAATATCAGATAGCTCAACGCCAAGAATGTTTTTTACTTGTTTTAATACTTCTGTAGCTTTCATAATTATATATCGCTTTTTAAAATTTATTTTGCATTTTTAACTTGATCTTACAACACCATTTATGTTTGCGTTGCTTCCACCCTTCAACGCACCAATGCCCTGTGCGTGTAATTCTCCTGTACAACATTCTATCTTGTACGTTAATTTATCTTTACAAAGACAACCCCTTCTTCCACCTTTTGGACTTGTATAGCTTGGTAGTTTCATTTTTTATTACTTTTAGGATGTCCTTTTGGTAACAAATCAAAATCACCTGTATATTTAGCATTTTGTGGTCTGCCGTTTCTTACTAAATATAAATAAGCGTTCACTCTCGCTTGCGCCCAAGCTGTTGGTGATTGTATTCTAGGACTATGCGAAACATTGAACGCACCTAATCCTCTTTGAAATACAGACTTTAATTGACCTATTGTAACACCATAACCTAATTTGTCTTTGTATCTTTCGTTGAAATCATCAGACTTTTTTTGTAATGTAGCTTCATCTTTCTTACTTACTTTTGCACCTCTACTTGTAGAAGCATCTCCTTTTGCTGTACCCTTGCCTTTTGGATTTGGATTAGGTGTGCCTGACTTTGGTGCTTTAGGGCTTTTTCTAATACCACCTCTTTCACCTATTTCAGCCATTTTTACGCACTTGTGTTTCTGATAATCTTTTTTATATCCTTTAGGACATTTATATTTTTTAAATTCTTCTTGCGTAAGTGCGTGTTGTTTACAAGGCATATACCAAGTCATATCTTCAAACTCGTGTTCGTGTATGCCATCACATCCAATATCTTTAGCAATCTTTTCAGCCATATCTTTAGATGCGTATGCAAGTCTATCCATTATAATAGCAAAGTCATCGTTTACTTTTTCACTATATAATTCTAATTTGCCTAATTCTTTTAATTTTTTCTCTGCATATCTTTTACCTGCTAAACCACCCCACAATAAATATGATATTGTACCACAAGCTTCTTTATCTTCTGGTTTATAATATTCTTCAGCTCTTGATAAAAAAGAATACATACGTGATACTGTTTGTTCACTAATCGCTTTGCCTTGTGCTAATTGTTGGGCTCTTATTTTTCCAACATCAGTTGCACATTTATTGTTTACTTTTTTGTTTAAGTCAATACCTCTTTTTGCATTGTTCTTTACTGCATCTGGATAATCACTAAAACTTTCAAATATTAATCTTTTACCTTGCTTGTATCTTTTGTCGTTTCTAATAATACCTTTTACTTGTGATAGTAATTCTTGTGCTTCTTCTTCTTCTATTTTGGCTAGGTCTTTTATTGTTTGATCTTTTGGTCTTTCAGCTTTGTCAGCAAAGTAACCTTCTATTGAGAAACCTTTAACTTTACCTGTCTTTACAAACTCTTCCCAAATCTGATTGTTGTTTACTTTTACTGCACCTACCCAAGTACCTACAGGATATTCAAGACCATATAATGCAGTCTTGTCTTTTTTTGTATCTTCTACAATCCAACTCTCTACTAAAGAAAGACCTTTAATAGTATGTTGGTGTTCTAATGTAGAATTATTTTGATTCCCTTTTTGTAAATATATCTGAGATGCTTTTCTTACAGTTTCTCTTGAGAAATATATATAGTATTCTTCATCTCCATTTTTACGATAGATAGGTTTGTTAGGTACAAGTAAAGCACCTAATAGTATTTTCTTTTCTTTATCTATCTCCTTGAGTGCAAGTATCTCACCTTTAAGTGCAATAAAATCTTCTTCTATTGCTGGGTTTTCTACTATACTTATTGCTTCGATACCTGTTAAATCCTCGTTGTCATCTAAGATCAATTCAACTATCTTCATAATTATATATCGTTTTAATTAATTGTTTTTGTCTATCCCAATGAACTTTCTTGTATGATGTTTCTATCTAAACTTTGTGCTGTTGAAACATCCCCTGCAACTACAAACGCTTTTACTGGTTTTTGTGTTGCATCTGCTAAAGTTTGTGCTAATTGATTTTCTGCACTTGCACCGACAACATTAAATGAAGGTGCTTGTGGTGTTGGTACAGATACACCACCTCCACTTGATCCAACACCTAAGCCAGATGGTGCGTTAGGTGTTTTAGTTGAAAGTATAGTTTTTACATTAGCTAAACCAGAAGCAATAATACCTGCTGCTGCAACTGCACCAAAAATACCACCTTGAGCTATTGCTTTGTTTGCTCCTGCAAAAGTATCAATAATTGCTTGTGCAACTGCAACACCTTTACCAAATTTACTATTTTCACCTGCTAATTGTGCAAGTCCACCTAATGCTCCTGATATTATAGCAAGTTTTGCTTCTTGTGTAAGTTCTGTTATTTTTACTTCTTCTTCTCCACTTTCTTTTTCTAATGCTTCTTTCTTTTTGTTAAAATCATCTTGTGCTGCTAACAATAATCTATTTTTTTCTTCTTCATTCGTAACCTCTTTTTCTATTAACGCTTTTTTGTCTGCAAGAGCTTGTTCTAATTCTATAAGTTCTATTTCTCTTTCTGTTTTTCCTATTAAAGCTAATTCTTTGTTTAGTTCTTTTTGTTCTTCTAATAAAGCATTTTCATTGGTAAGCTGTTCACTTCTTTGACCTGTAACCCTAGCTTGTATTGCTGCTCGTTCATTAAGAGCTTCTTGTAATGCAGTTTGTAATTGTATATTATCTTCAT